ATCTAATAATGTAAAACATAAAATACCCGCATGTTATGTAGCTTCTTCGGATTCCAGCAATAAAATGGATTGGGCTAAGTTGCTACAATCTGACGGCACCCCTTATGGCGGAAGTTTAGAGTCGCAGAATCCTGAACACGCCGCATTCTCTACTGGGGGATGGGGGAGTTGGGACTCTCCTGACGATCAGGGATCGTATGATGGGGACCAACCAGAGGCTCCTCTCGATGCTGGCGGGAGTGGACTGTTCAATGCCTAGACAAGCACCCCTAGCGGTACGCACCCATGCATTCAAATTATATTCTCAAGGAATGCCAGTTTCCAAAATTGTAACTGGGTTAGGAAAGAAGTTTCCGAATGAACCAATATCCGCCCCAACTGTATATAGTTGGAAGCGGAGATACAATTGGGCAGAACGTAAGGATAACGTAGAAGAAAAGGCTCTGGCTAAGGTAGAGGAGTCTCAAGTTTCTCAGTTAGCTAAAGATGATATAGAACAAAGAAGAATATATGATCGAGTTACTAAAAAGGCTATTGACGAGTTAGAAAATCTAACTTTCCAACGCCCCGGAGATGCTGTAAAAGCTGTTGATATAGGTATTCAAGGTTCCAGAGGAATAGCCAGAGGGCTAGTAAACATTTCGTTTGTAGAGGAAGTATTAGGTATCTTAGCTGAAGAAATACACGACGAAGACACTCGTATGCGACTGTCTATTCGGTTGGGGGCGTTGATGCAAAAGACTCCGGATGACAACTAAGAAGAAAGACGTAACCTCTTATGAAGATGCGTTCGCTCTCTTATCCAGAGGCCTGAAAACTACATCTACCATTAAGGTTGGTGGTATGTGGGATTTTGTAAGAGATATATGGTCTCTTAGTTTTGACCAGCCCAGATTATTTGATGCGTGGCATGTAGGTAAAATGTGTGATGATGTGGAACGGGCTGTAGAAGAGAAACTAAATTATGTAAGTATCATACCCAGAACCCACTTTAAATCTACCATTATTGGNCACGCCTTTCCTATTTGGAGAGCCTTGAAGATGGATAGAGATGTTAACTTCCTGTATCTATCCTATAGTGATACAATGGCTAAGTATCATGTCGGTGAACTTATAAAGGAAGTAGATCGTAATCCTATTCTAAATCAGTGGATGACTAATAAAAATACTAGTTCAGACTATACCTTTAGATATTCTATTAATGATGATTACATAGTAGAAATTATTCGTGGTGGAGTATTTTCTTTTAAACGTGGGTTGCACGTAAATGGTGGGATGATAGCAGATGACATTCTTAGAGACCCTGATTCAGGGTTGAACTTAACTAACCTAGCAAAAGTAGAAAACCAGTTTCTTACTGAGGCTATTTTCATACCTAACCCCGGAGTGCCCACAGTTGTTGTAGGAACCCCACAGACCCCCTCTGACCTTCTATCGGTACTGGAAAACGATGAACGCTTCTTCCAGCGACGTCTGCCCGCCCTAGACCCAGAACCTGACCGTAGGGTATTATTCCCCGAACGTTATACGGAAGCAGATTTGCTACAAATTCAACGCGCCAAGCCCAAAGCGTTTGATTCAGAATTTCTGCTAAAACCAGCGTTTAGTGACGNGGCGTACTTTGATGCTCAAGACATATTGTCTTGTGAAGATGGTAATCTAGAAAACCATACCGCCGAAGAGCCTTTTTATAAGAAGCCGGGGTCTAGGCTATACGCTGGGTGTGACGTGGGCAAAAAACGCAACCCTACCCACATTGTAATTTTTCAGGAATACAATGGAGTTATAACTCAAGTACATCAATCATGGCTTGATAATTGGGAATTTACCGCCCAAGTAAAATATTTAAATTCTTTAGTGGACAATTTTGATTTAGACTATGCTTTTTACGATAACACTCGTGGGGAGCTAGAAGATAGAGGCCTTAACAATAAGTGGTATCCCATGCACTTCTCGCTAAAGTCTAAAAATGAAATGGCACAAATATTCGAGGAATACGTTCATTCTGGTAAATTACGTCTGTTACGTGATGAACGTCAACGTTCTCAGGTACTTGCAGTAAACAATGAACTAAAGGCCCCTGATACCGTAGAAGGACACGGGGACGCCTTTTTCTCTATTGCAATGGCTCTACGGGCAGTGTATGATAGTAGGTCTATGGGGTTTACTAACATAGGAAATGTTCTGGATTGGATGGAGGATATAGATGGTTCCAAGCAGCCCACTACCCACTCTTTAGATGTAGCAGTAAATGACAAAGAAACTGACCTTTTCAAGGTGGTAGAACAGAAAGAGAACGAGTATAATAAAGGTATTCCCAAAGATGATATACGGTTAAAAGGTCCCAACCCCTCCTGTGAGGAAGACATGTGCGTTCCACAAATGTGGGTACAAAATAACCGTTTATGTTTACAATGTGGTTCACGAAAAGAAGAATGAAAGCGGAGGCTCAAATACATGGCTGATCTTACCCCCCAAGCCGAAATAATTGCAAAAAAACGATATTACTTAAAAGATAAAACGGGGGAGACAGTTGAGAATTCCATTGACATGTTCAAACGTGTTGCGAAAGCCGTAGGTTCGGTAGAACAAATGTATGAAAAGTCGAAAGCTGAAACCCAACTCATTACCGACCAGTTTTTTGAAATGATGGATAATCTAAAATTTGTTCCCAACTCTCCCACTATAATGAATGCTGGAACTCATCAAGGGACTCTTTCCGCTTGTTTTGTACTTCCAATGGAAGACACCATGGAAGGAATTATGAAAGGTGCGACTGACGCAGCCATGGTTCAAAAATTTGGTGGGGGCACAGGGTTTTCCTTATCTAAGCTACGACCAAAGGGCGCTAACATTGCGTCAACACATGGGAGGGCTTGTGGTCCGATTGAAGTGTTAAAAACGTTGAGCCGTGTATCATCAATGATCACTCAAGGGGGGAAAAGGGATGGAGCAAACATGGCTGTTTTGGATGTTCACCATCCTGATATTCTTGAGTTTATATCCTGTAAGTCAGAAGAAGGTAATATACATAACTTTAATATCTCTGTTGGGGTAGATACCGCCTTCATGCAAGCCGTTGCNGCGGAAGTCCATTACCCGTTAATTGACCCGCATACNCAGACAGTTGTAGGGGAACATAATGCTCGTACTGTCTTTAATAAGATTATTGAAGGAGCGTGGGAAAACGGGGAACCGGGAATGGTATTTTTAGACCGTATAAATCGTGATAATAAAGTTAGCGATCAATATGGCGATATGATAGCAACTAACCCTTGTGGAGAGCAACCCTTGTTGGGAAATGAGTCTTGTAATTTAGGGTCTATTAACTTAGCACAATTCTATATTCCTACAGATAGTACAAGTTGGCAGGACTTATTAGATTGGAATGAACTATCTTCTGTAGTCAAGTTGTCCACCAGATTCCTAGATAATATTATTGACGCGAATTATTACGCTACCACCGAAATAGAACAGATGACTAAATCAACTAGAAAGATTGGTTTAGGAGTTATGGGTTTTGCTGACTTACTTATTAAATTGAAAATAGGATACAATACGAAGAGCGGTCGGGAAGTGGGAGCGACTGTTATGAAATACATCCAAAGAATAGCAGATGACACTTCCGTAGAATTAGCACAGGAACGTGGAGTTTTTCCTGCGTGGGATCGCAGCGATTACGCCAAAGAAAATGGCCCTAAATATCGTAATGCTTGCCGCCTTACCGTAGCCCCCACAGGGACGATTTCTATGCTTGCGGATACATCTAGTGGTATAGAACCTACCTTTGCCTTAGTTTGGCGTAAACAAAACATACTTGAGGGGCAGGAATTCTTTTACGCAAACAAATATTTTAAAAGCACCGCTAAAGATTCAGGTTTTTATTCTGAAGACTTAATGGAATATGTGGCTGATGGCGGCTCCATTCAGGACAGAGATGATGTCCCGCAGTGGGCGAAAGATGTTTTTGTAACTTCTGCCGATATCCCCGGTGAGGCGCATGTGAGTATGCAAGCAGCTTTCCAAGAATATTGTGATTCTGGCATATCTAAAACAATCAATTTCCCCAACGATGCAACAGTTGAAAATATAGCAACGGTCTATCTGGAAGCATGGAGAACTGAATGTAAAGGTATTACAGTGTATAGGTCCGGTTCTCGCGATAAGGAGGTTCTAGTGTCCAAGGTTAACGAGGAAGCTAAGATAGAAAGTATGGATTTTTCTCAGCTAGGCATGATACCTTCCATGGCTTCAGGCGGGGATAATGAATTTAAACTTCAAGCTTTATATTCTGATTCCCCTTCTGATTTAAAGTGGTTAGGATTATCTGGCTCAGAAGAAAATTGTTGCGACGACCCCTTTATTGTAGAAGAATCAGGATGCTCTACTTGCAAAAGTTGTGGGTGGTCTAAGTGTCATATTGCTTAAAATCATCGCATTAGCAGTATAATAAGAAAGAATAAAGACTAGGAGGCTCTCGTGAGTGATCAAGATATAGCGGACAGACTAAGCAAAACATACGACCTTCAGTATGTAGCCAAAAGAGATGCATCAGGTACGTGGAGAGTTTTAGATTCATGGGATGAATCCCTAAATACAATAGAAGATAGTGAAGATATTCCTGATAATCATACCGCTGTAACTTTACTTACAGAGGGGCAGTATTTAGCAGTGATACGAGAGGCAACCAAAGGAGGCTACTTACAAAGTGCCGCTATTGCCGAAATTCAAGCTTTAGAAGCCAAGGTTGAAGAACTTGAAGCCGACAAAATTGTTTTAGAAAGAGAAAATGAAAGTTTAAGTGAGCAGCTTCTAGACCTAGACTCTGCACAAGCCGAGAGAGAACCTCTACTAAATATTCAACAACCTGCTCCACCTAGTGAGGTATCAGAGAGCTTTCTTATAAAGCAGATGATTATTTCGAAACTAGCTGGTATGGGGCAAGCGGAAAACATGATAGGACTTAATGACTAATGCGTTTAGATGAGTTTGTCGGCCCCAGTAGTCCCTTTATACAAAAAAGGGATTCGGCTTCCTCTGTGTTAGATTCGTTAGCAAACTTTAACGAAAATCTTATCATGAAAGGTTCTGATGATAGGGAAAAGGGTAGAAGCCCTGAGTTCGGGGTCGATTACATTGCCAACTCTTACATACGTAACCAACTGGCATATAGACGCCAGCTAATTTCTGACTTACAGAATATTTCATATACAGTTGAAGAAATACGTGCTCCTATCAGCCATATCATTAACGAGGTATTCAGGCAAGGGTTGTCCTTCTCGGCTACCACAGACACCCCTGACCCAAAACAACTAACTAGAATGAAAAAAGTAATGCGCCACGCCAACCAATTTGGTCAGACGCTGGAAGAAGTACTCAGGCTATTTGAATTTGATGTTAATACAATTGATGACGCCTTTCTTTATTTGGTAAAAGAATATGTAGCGGATGAAAAGAATAAGGTTTCTTCGAAAGTAGTAGAAATCCGAAGAATGAACCCCGCATTGATAGAATTTGACCTAGACGAGATGGGTCTTCCCAGTAACACACATTTCATTTGTCCTATTCATCGTGAAGCTGTTACTGAATCTCCCGGTAACTGCAAGATTCCCGAACACGTAGAGGACGGAGAAGAGGGGAAACCCTGTGGGATAGAACTTCGGGGAGCCATGTACAGGTTCCTTCATCGCACACAAGTAATTTATTTCCTAGAAAATGAAATTATTCATACGTCAAAGTTTACCCCAACTGAGACATACGGCATGTCCCCCATCCTTACTATTTTTGAAAAGGCTTTGACTTTAATAGGTATGGATAAAAACCTATACCGTTACTTCTTTGAGCGTAAGATGCCCGCATCCATGTTGATGGTTCAGACTGATGACCCAGAAGCGTTGAAGCGTGAACGAGCTATTATTCAAGCAGAAACACGTAAAGACCCCAACTATGTTCCCATGATTGCGGTAAGTGCCAGAAACCAGCGTGGTCGAGTTGATATGGTACGACTATTCCACACCTTACAGGAAATGGATTACCTACCAATTAAGGACGAAATCAGGGAACGAATCGCCGCTATATGGGGAGTCACNCCCGTATGGCAAGGAAACCCTGATTCATTTGGGGGCATGTCAACTCAAACCTCNCAACTTGTAGTAATGGGTAGAACTGTAGAGTCTGATCAACGGCGGATTAAAGACAAGGTGTTCCCTAGATTATTAGAGGCTTTCGGGATTACAGATTTCGAGTTAGTGCTACCTAACCCAGAAGAAAAGGCAGAAGCCACACGGATTAGTTTCTCCCAACAGCGTGTGAACAACGCTAAGATTTTATTAGATATGGGCTACACATTGAAACTAAAAAATGAAAACGTAGATATGGATGATATTATGTTTGTTGTAACAGGCGAACCAGTTCCACTAGCCCAGATTGAAGGTGAAAGTCAAGTTCTGGGAGTAGAATCTATGCACCAACAGATAGAGCAGCAAGCAGTACAAGCTCAGGCTCAAGCTGATCAGATGGCTCAACAAGCTGGCGGGGAAGGGGTACCCCCGGAGATGAACCCTATGCAATTAGAATTATCAGATGACCCTGTGGATGCTGTAAAAGTTCCACGGTTTGGTAGAGTACCCACAGCAATGGATAAAACTCCGTTAATGGAACGTGATGTAGATGAATATAGCGAAGCCAGAGATAAAAAGACTATTGATAGGATTCATGGTTTGGCTAAATCTTTAGGCTCAGGTAAGACGTGGATTCAAGATTTAATGGATAAGGGGTTTGCTCCTATTATTAAAGGCCCCAGCCCTGATGGAAGTAGGTTATGGTTTGAATCAGACGGAACAGAATATGTGGCTAACCTTACCGCTAATGGGGTAGGTTTTATTGAGAAAGCCACATTTAGTACATCTTCAATACATAAGCCTGAAAATAGGCGATCTACTACNGTAGNAGAGCGTGAAAAGAAAGGNCCATACTCTTATGAAAATGAGGATGAACAATAATGCCTGATGCTATGAAATTTGATCCNAAAGATACTAAACATGACGGGGATGTACCCGAAACCAGTATACGTCCAGAAGATGAGGATCATAAAAAGTATTTAAGAACTTCCCCCGAAGAACGCAAAGGGCACTTGTATATTAGGCGAGATGTTGCTAGAGACGGGACTACAACATATTATTATGGTGATGGTGTCAAAGCTATCCATCACCCAGATAAAAAGGTAGCTGGCCCGGATTATCATAATAGGGCTAAAGAACACCACGAACAGCTATCACGTAGGGCTTTAAAGACTGGTAATTTACGACGTGCGAAGGCACATGGAAAGGCGGCATCAGGACATGATTTTGCTGTTACTGCACAAGGTGGAACGCCCGCAGTAAAAGAGCTTCAAAAATTCTTAAAGGAATTCGACGGTGGAACGGTGGCAGTAGCTTCTGATCCGGGGGTCTTTACTACGACATATAGTGGTTCAAAAGGCAAAAAGGATAAGAAAAAACCTAAAAGTGGCCCTCAGAAGTTGGATACTTTCCTGCAACGAAAATCACTCTCCAAAATGAGTGGGGAAAGTAGCGGGATAGTTGAGGACTTTACAATTGATCTTATAAAATCTGTATCAACTAGTCTTATGGACAACAGAAAGGGTAGGGTAGAAGCTAAAACCTTTAAAGGGGAGCCTCGTTCCTCAACTGTAGGAGGGTATATTCCCCCAGCCGATACAACTGAGGATCAGAAAAATAATACAGCCTATCGTGCAGGGATAGAAACAGATGTTAAAAAGCAGATGACCCTTATTGATTTAATTCAAGCTGANGTAGAAGATTCAGAANCTACAATTGAACTTGATGCGNTGTTGAATAAATATTTAGACGAGAAAGAAAGCGGTAATGCCGATCCAACCTAAAAGCGACGTTCGTTTNGAGAAAGCCTTGACAAGCATAAGTAGCATGTTACAATTAGGACAAGGTGGGCTAGGGGCCTACGCTACGCACACATTGGGTGCTTCCGCTTCCGGTCAACATTTAGACAGTCCACGAGGGAATAAGTCTAAAAAGACCAAGAGAAAAGAAGATGGCGCTCCCGAATAAGGAGTAAGATTTGACTAGTTTATTTGACCTCAAAGACGAACGCATGATGAAGGTTCGCAAGAGAATTGTTGAGATGCGTGAGCAGGAAAAAGGTTGGACTGAAATNCGAGACGAGGTGCTCAAAGACTTCGGGGTCGGTGTTCATCGTAGCACTATCCAACGATGGTATGACAGCACTGGTTACTTACAGAAATCAGCAGACATTGACCCTTCCACCGCTAAAGATGTTTCAGAAGATGTAGTACAAGACCTTAAAACATATAAGCTAAAAGCAGAACGGGACAACTACAAGGCTAAATACGAAACCTTAATGAGGAAGCAAGCTTCCTCAGAGGTGTTCACACAAGTATTTCACGACGCTATTAAGTTAGCTGTTTCACTTCCCCCAGTCGAGGCAAGAGTATATAATCCACCGTCGTCTGGTGTACACAGGGGCGAAACCCCTCAGTCCGTAGTGGCTCCACTCACCGACACACACGTAGGTGACCGTGTGGATATTAATCAAACATACGGACTTTCCCAGTATGACATTGAATTGTTCAACAAACGTCTATATGGCTGGACGTATCAGGTCATCAACCTATCTAATCTACGTCGTAATATTGCCCCGATCAAAGAACTCGTCATACCTATGCTCGGTGACATGATTTCAGGTGACATTCATGAAGAATTAGCCCGTACCAACGCAGAGAACTGTATGATGCAGATGATGAACGGCGCACACCTGATCGCTCAGTCTATTCGAGAGTTATCCTCACACTTCCCTCAAATACGAGTACCCGCTGTAGTAGGTAACCACGGTCGTATGACTCGTAAGATTCCGTCTAAAGAGAAGTACATGGACTGGGATTACATGATGTACCAATGGGTTGCCGCCTTCTGTAGGGACTTGACCAATGTTTCGTTCGAGATTCCCAAGAGTTTCATGCACATCTTTGAAGTGGCTAACCAACGTGTTCTTATCATGCATGGGGATTCTGTTGCTGGTGGTGGTGGACTCAACTCTATTACAAGTGCTATCACAAAACTCCGATCAGTAGTTCAGTACGGCGATAGATTAGTAGAGGGAGACACTAGGTTCACAGGCTTTGACGCTGTAATGATTGGACATTTCCACCGCATTGATGAGTACGACATTGGAACTGGTCCTCTCCTTATCAATGGCACACTCAAAGGTGGGGACGAGTANACAACTAGCAGACTCCACGTAGCCACTGCACCCAAGCATCTTATTAGCTACTGGCATCCAGACATTGGATACCTTGGTAAAGAGATCATCTACCTCGACAAATATGACGATCAAGATGTAGGATTCCATGACGTAATTCCAGAAATTTGGGCAAGCTAGTATAATGTTATATGATAAATTTTTCTAGTACTTATTATTAAAGGGATTCTGTATGGGAGACTTAATTGAAGACCTCACTTCCTTTATAGCAGGAGAGGGGCTGGAACAATTCAAAGAGAGAATGGCAGATCAATTTCGTCAGGACGCACCTTCTAAGTCAGGAAAGTCTAAGGTGGCTATAAGGGCTTCCCAAGAAGGAGTTGTTTTACCTTCTTCTTTGTGGCGTGTAGATAAGGGGCGTTCTGTCTCTGATCCTAGTGGAGGCGCACTTCCCAAGGTTAGTTCAGGTGCCGGGTTTATAGATGAGGTTTTAGACAATGATCTTACTATATGGACCGAAATTATAACTGAATGGGGTAACAATAGAAGTGATATTAGTGATATAACAAGTACGTAGTGAGTCTGGCAGCTAGACTAGAAAAGAGAATTACATGGGCGAAGAACAAGAGCAACTAGCAACATTGAATGATATCTTAGAAGTGATTGAACGACGCCATAAAACTATGGTACGAAGGGTTCTTGAACAAGTAGAGGCAGCATTGCCTGATGGTAGGCAACAAAAGATGTTTAAGAAGCATGTACAGATACCACTGTATGATTTTAAAGAAGATTTACTAGAAATTCTTCGTGCTGTTGGTACAAAATAACCAATATGTAATTAATATTGCATAATTTTGTTAAAAAATTTATACTTTAAGTATAATAAGTTGAATGAAATATTCAAAATAACTAAATATTAACGCTAAAGTCGCTTTCAAGCGGCTTTTTTGTTGGTAACTATTATGTGGAGGATACATTACATGTCGGATTTTGAAGACCGTATTGAGAAGTACTTTGAAGGTACGTCTCTCGGACTCGCCGCCGTAGCGGACGTTCTATCTAAGATGGATGAACGTTTCGAAAAAGTTGATCAAGCGGAATACGAAGACTTCCAAAAAGAACAGGCTTTTGCGGAGAGGACCGAACTTATAAAAGAGGTTATCGAAGAAATAAGGAAAGAAGGGGCAGACTACGATCTGGACCTAACTGTAGCGCCTAAATCTGCCAGTGGCACAGCTTCCACTGAAAATGATAAGTCCGCAGGTGATGAGTCAGAAACAGAATCATTTGATAACAAGACTGAAAATGCCGGTGCGCCAATTCAGGCTGAAGACGAAGACGAAAACGGAGATAACGGAGATAACGGAGATAACGGAGATGAAGACGAGGATGAAGATGTAGGAGCTATGATTAGAAGTATGGAAAAAGCCCTCGCCAAACTTAGCCTTATGTATAAGGGAGATAGCGAGACTGAAAACGAAGAAGGTGATGACTCTTCTGAGTATCCGCAGGACGAAGAAGTAGATGAGAAGTCTTTAGACCAGTCCATTACAAAAGCTTTGGGAACTGATGTAAAAGACATAATGGCAAAGATGGGAATCAAGGAATCCGGTTCAACTCAGGTAAAACGTGTTGCTCTATCCCCTGAAATCTCCCCGTCCGAAGCTTTTATCTCCAAGCAAGATAATGGAGAGCAGTCAGTTGACTTTACGAAACTGACATACAAAGAATTACGTAGACTCGAAGATGGTATCCGTAACGGAACCATCACCGAAGTCGAACTTTAGGAGGAACTCTAAACTATGGCTACTGTGTCTATTCAAGAGTTTTTGGCACAAGCAAACCGAGGTTTGAATCAGAACGTACTTGGCCCAGAATACCTAACAAAGGCATTCAACGCTGCTAACACCGGCACGGCTGATGCGGTTTTCTCAACCACGGCTGCGGACAATATCTTTACGACCACTTATGGTCGCAAAGTGTGGCAAGCACTCAATAACCAAACTAGATTCTTCAACGCTGTGCCCCGAACTACGTTCGGCAATCAAGTTGGTTGGAGGGTCAGGACGGATCGTGGAACACAACGTTCACGTCCGATGACTGAACTAGCTTCTCTACCAGACATTGATGTATCGAACATCGAGACAGTCTCTAGCTTGCCTAAGATTGTTACTACGATGCTAGGTGCCTCAGTGAAAGCAATGTACACTGCACAACTTGAGGGTGGTGTTGGTGACGTGCTTGCTCTGGAGAACGAGAATGCTCAGATCGACCACATCAAAGAGCTAAACCAAGAATTGTTCTTGCCTACTGCTCACGGTAACCTTGCCGTTGGTTCTGGCGTTACAGACGCTAACGTTCGTGATGGATCGCTTCTCCGTATAGGTGACACGTTAATTATTAACGATGCGGGCACCCCCGGTACTACCGAAGGTACAATTTCGGCAATTTCTAGCAATGACATCACATTCTCAACCATTGGTGCTACCCCTGCGGTAGGAACCACCACGGTTGCCGACCTCTTGCTAGTCATGTCTCGTGCTGGACTCACATCCATCGACGACATTGTAAACGTAAGTGATGACACTACTAATGGTGTTGCTGGTCTTGCTACCTACAACGATGTTTATGACATCGACGAATCCTCAGGAACCCCTAGGGACTCCGGCGGGTTCGCTGCTGCTGCCTCTGTGCAGGGTAACTCAGGTACAAGCCGTGACCTTTCGCTCAACCTCTTGGACACTGCGATTCAGAAGATTCGTACCAAGGGTGGAGAGCCTAAGTTGATTGTCATGGGACACGATCAGTACTTCAAGCTGGAAAGATTGTTGATTTCCCAGCAGAGGTATATGGGTCAGGAAGAATATCAGGTTGGTATTGGGAATGAAAAGACTTTCCCCGGTACTAAGACTGGTCTTGTTCTTGCTACTTACGCAGGTATTCCGATTATGCCAGATGCCGACGCTACGCTCGGTCAGGCAGCGTCTGCTGGTTCCGCTCTAGGTTCCAACGTGTACGTTTTGGANACGGACTTCCTCGAAATTGCTATTGCTCAACCTACCCAGTACATCGAAAACCGTGATTACTTCGCAGCAGATGCGTTGGTAGTCAGGGGTATGCTGTACACAATGGCTGAGTTCAGGGCATATCGTTTCGACGTTCANGCNAAAATTACNGACCTGTCTGCATAAGACAAAAACAATGGGTAGCCCCCGACAGCGGGGGCTACCTTATAAATTGAATGTTTATTGAATGTAAAGTAATGTAATGGTGAATAATGCGAAGTATATATACAGATGGTTTATTGCAAAGTCTGGATGTCCAGACTAAAAGGATGGTTGGGGAAGTAATGAATCTAATTGAGGCTTCATTACCTGACACTCCTGCGACAACAGCTTTAAAGAAATCTATAAAGCAAGCCATGTGGCGTACAAATCGAAATGTTCAAGATGATGTGACCAGTATGTCTTTCACAAATGAGGACGAAAAATAATGGCAAAACATACTTTTAAAATGTCAGACGTTACAGAAGAAACCCGTCTCCTTGGGCGCTCTGCCCTAGGTTATGACTGGAACTATTTAGCTGACGCTGAGACTTTACTTTTCGGTAGTACCGATGAGACCGCTTTCAGGATGCAGAACATGACTGCTGGTACTGGTATTACTACTGGTACAGGCACCCTCTATAAAGCTAATGTAACAGTTGCAGGAGATTTAATAACTACAACTATTATTATAGATTTGACAGGACTATCTCCGGGTGGCGCAGCAGGGGATATCATTGGAGTCAATGATGATGATGACTGTCATATAGGACAAATTACTGCGGCTCTTAATGGTACAATCTTTGCTGGTACCGTGGAATGTCTAGAAACTCCTACAACTGGAGAACCTGACATTGACCTATATACATCCACAGCTTCTACCGGTGGAGAAAATGATGATATTGCATCAGAAGCGGGAGCCGCTGCGATCTTACAAGCTACACAGGATTGGTCTTCAACACATGATGACACAGCTAGCGTAGTCCAGCAAATGGGGATAACTGCTTACCCCGCTGCTGATTCTTACATGTATCTTGTTTCTTCTGGTGGTGGGGCTACCGGTGTTTATGACGCTGGTATTATGAAGATAACACTTTACGGTTACCCAGCGTAATAACTTATGGAGCCGCCCCTTAAATGTGGGGCGGCTTCTATAAGGGCACTTAAACTTCTTTGAAAATTTATATATAGAGGTATAATATTATATATGTCCAGACAAATACAATCACGGTCGCTGCAGCGTACTAATCTACCGTTAGATAGTAGAGTCCCCTTACTTGAGGGAGATGTGGATTTATTAGAGGCTGAGGTGAGTACGGTTGCGAAGAAGCTAGATCGAATTATATATCTTCTAGTAGGAATTTTAATAACAATGATATCCAGTATGGGAACTCTTTGGGCGGGCGGGCTTAATTTATAATGACCATTCAAGTGGGTACGGACACAGTATTTCATACCCCTCATGACGTCTTACAGTCAGCACTTGCTGATTCAGTTTTATTTTTAGAAAAAGCTACAGTTGGTAGGGCGCAAATATCTGATATCTCCGATTCTCTCGCTGAGTATAAACGCCTGTTCTCTGTCAAGCTAGCCTCCCCCGCTGAAATCCTCACGCTTTCTAGGGCTTTCCCTGACAACCAAAAGTTTGCTAAAGCTGCTGAGAAGATAGAAGATGATAAAATGCCTGTCGTTGTAGGCGGTCCCGCATCTGTTGAGATGGTTGATCGTGAAGGGCACCTGATCACCACAGACGCTCTTACAAAAGCATTTGATAAGTATATGGACAACTTCCGTACCCGAAACGTTATGGTGATGCACTCTGACGTTCAGGTAGGACACGCCTTACCAGCCTACATTACTAAGGGCGGTTCAGTCTTCCGTAGTGGTGTAGACCCTAGAGGCTTATTTTTTATAACTGAGTTACGTAACGATACCCGAATTGCAGCTAAAGTTAAAGAACAAATAGAGAGCGGGAAAATGCGTTCTTACTCTATAGCAGGAAATGCTACAGAGAGTAAAGATATTCACAAAGAAGACGGCACCAAGATCATGCAAGTAAATAACCTAGAATTGGCAGAGGTTACTATTTGTGAGAAAGGCGTGAATCAGGGCGCCCATTTTGACTTGATGAAAGGTATGATATTGGATAAAGAAGAAAGTACTCCGACTCCTGTAAGATCAAATGATTTATTGTTAGAGGAAACTTTATCTAAGGGAGTATTTAATGCCTTCAAAATAGAAGAGTCTTTAAATAAAAGCACACCTCTGTTAGGAATGTTCCAAGATTTTATGGGGAAAGAAAAGAAACACTCCACAGATACTCCTCTAGGTAACCAGACGGTTCATCCAGATCATAAGGGAGAAGAAGAACGCAGGAAGCAACTGGCGAGGGTTCAGGAAGAGTTTGGTCTCCCAGAGGAAACTGCCGGTTCTGAATATAATCGTTACGCCCCAGTGGATTACAAGCACCCCCATTCATTTACTTCTGCCCGTGTTGTAAACCAATCAGGGCAGGACTTGGCTTCGGCTCAGATAGGTGAGCATCCAGTCGAAGATACTGTAGAACGTTTGAAAGCCTTGCGAAAGGCTGGACCAATAGACAGGTTGACTGGCGGGCGTGTTAAGTTTGAAAGGGACCCACAGAAGCAGACAGGTCCATCTGCTGGGAAGGGCGGATGGCAAATGCAAACCACTGGTCCACCCGGATCATTGCAGCATAAACTTAATCAGGCTTTGAGTGGAGGCGGAACAAAGCAAACCCCCAGTACGGCTAAAGACCAAACAAAGCGTAATGTAGAATCCGCTGGATTAGAATATGCTTCTAAGATGCAGAAAACGAACTCAATAGATAAAGTCTTATCTAAACTCTTTCAAAAAGCTGGGAAGGATAAAGAAGATCGGACTCCCGGTAATTCTCCTACGCCTAATGAATTTCCCGCTGATACTAGCACCTCACCATATCAATCTAAAGGATTATTTGAAAAACAACATGGTGATACAGCGGATATAGATCGTTCTACTATTCGGCAACGGGCTGAACAGGAGGCTAGGCGTGGGGCTGCGGATATACCACCGGAGGACCCTGAATTTGAATACGAATCAAGTCCTAACCCATATGATGACCGCATTGACACAGACGCACAGGCGTATTATAAGAGGCGAGAAGCCAGAGAAAAACAGGCAGAACAAGGCGGTGAAGGATGGACTCGCGGCAAAACGCCACGAACTGGTAAATTAGAAGGTCATACCCCTATCGTAGACCCACGCCCTAAGTACCCGACTCCCCAAGAAGCGGAGACAGGTATGTCCAGAAGTAGGGGAATCAGCCACGATAAAGCCCGAAACATAGGGCGCCCCGGTGCTATCGGGCAGACACCCGGTATCATTTCCGGTTCTGCTCGTACAGGGACTACCAATAGGGGGGTTAGACAAGCAGGTAGCCGCTCGACTGGGAGTCGTGGGGTAGAGGAACAGACG